TATACTGTGCAGAGAGATCCTTTCTTTTGAAGATCCACCTATATAACAAAAAGAATACTTAGGATGGACTACTAAAGTCCCCCTACTAAAACCTAGACTCCTGGAGCTTCCGTAGAGTCTTCTTAACGCTCCTTTGGCAAATTGGAATACATGCAGCTGCCTTCTATGCAGCCTAATAGGAACCCAATAGAACAACCCTGTCTCAGTTGGTCTCTTTGCCCCAGACAAATAAGCTGCTAGAACCCAAGAATCTATTGCATGGCTGTTGAAAGTCTTCTGTGCTTTGTTAGACGTCTTCTTTAGACCAGACTGGTCTCTGAGTGCCTTTGTCTCATAGCCGTGTTTCAGAACCAATCTGAACTTCTTTCTCAGTTCTTGGTAGAGCCAGTTCTTCCCAGCCATGAGTGGAGCAAAACTTCGGTTCCACTTTCTTTGACCTTTCTTGCTCCGAGCACTTACATCCTCTATGACAACATCCGAGATAGGCAATATCTTTGCCAACTGGCTGATGATTCTTAGGATTTGACCCCACCTAGCCTGAGTAGAAGGTGGAAGAGATTGTCTGTTTCGAAGTCTGTTTTTGAACCTAGCTGGTCTTCTCCTAAGATTTCGGTGTCTTCTAGCTCGGCACATGTTTTTTCTGACTTCTCCCAAATCTTTGACCCAATTCACTGCTTCTATCATTCCATTCAGAACAGTCCGACCTTGACTGAGTATAGACACTCCATGGAATTTGCTACCTGGATCGAATCCTAGTATGACTTTCTGGTTGTTTGGTTCTGCTTCTTTGTGCAGAACAATACAAAATATTCCTAACTTCTAGCTCGGGCCGGATGGCAAGGTGTTAATGGACGCATTTTAGAATCCAGCACGGGCACTAACAATGCTAAAACCTCTTAAGTTAAACTCCAGGTCAAAGCCTGGGTAAAATCTCCCTTCGACCTTGCAAAAAAGGCTTAGTAAGATTGGCCTGGACCAATCTACGTCGCTGTTAGCTACTAGCAGAAGAGGACAAGACTAGGGAAGTATCCAGCCGTTCTTGTAGCCTTTAATGCGGAAAAAGAAACTTAGTTTCTTAATGGTCTAGTACAACTCTTACGTTGCACGAGCTATCGTGCAAGCCCCACCCTTTTGGGTGGGGTAGTTAACATGTATTCACCTAGGTTGTTATGATTCCGACGCTCATGACAGTCCTGATTCTCTCGATGTGCCCTATGTTCTGCAATAGCAGGTCAATGTCCACCCTGTTTGTGTCAGTACTGTTTGGATACACGCTGACTGCATAGGCTTCCACGTTCTGCAAAGTTACTTGCTCTTCAAGCACCGCCTCAATGGATGCCTGCAGAGCTGCCATGACCTGGGGTGTTCTTCTTTTGAAATAGTACTGCTGAGCAATGTAGTTTAATGCAACTATAACCCAATTCACGGTACGCATATCAACGGTTCTCATGAACTGCCAGTCCGTAGCGGTAGTTATACCCACATATGGTTTGATGCCTCTTTGTTTCACAATGACACCAACACCGCCACGCGTAAGTGCATCCGTCTCGTCCTGGTTGAATTGGTAGAGAAGTCCAGAAACACCATTCATAGAGTTCTGGGCTTCTGCACAGGATGTACCCAGAGATACTGCTGCTTCTTTAGCAGCACGTGCTACAGCCAGGTTTCTTGGTACTGAAGAATTGTCCCAACCGTTGCCTTCTATGGACAACCACTTGTTGTTGAAATTTGCTGCTAGGTTCAGGAGAGTGGATACGGATTCTCCTGGTTGTACCGCTACAAAACCCTGGCAAGGCTTGAAGATATTTGCCATCCATGCCAGCCAGCCATCAAAAACTGGTAGTAGATCATATGTAGCTGCCTCGGTATCTATGGAATGGGACGTGATAGCAACAGTGGTGGGAGCAATAGTATTGCCTAGCAGCTCAAGAGCCTGCAGCCAATCGTCCGTAGTTATTTGTTCGCCATCAATATACCATGCAGCAGAATCGAGAAATAGGCTGTCGACTTTTGTTTTTCCGAGAAATCTTTCTACTGGGTTGCTCATTTATTCACCGAATATATATCGTAATTGTTAAACGCTTGTGTATTTTTCAGCGAGAACTGGTTGATTGGCCAGGATATCAACAAAGATTTCGATATCTCCAGCGCGGCACACGCCAAACAACTGAGGACAGCTTAGAAGGATATGATCAGATGCCTCTATATTTGGAGTTGTGCTTGGAACTACACCCAGCATCATACCTATGAGATCGTTTGTACGGCCCATAATCAATATATAGTCCTCTGTCAATTTTGTAGAGCCCATTTTATATATGGAGATTGGAATATTTGCGAGGTCATCAAGGTTGGGCACTGGGGCTTCGTGTAGTAGAAATCTAGCTCCGATGGTAGTTCCCTTACAAAGAGGAGGACCTATATCTATGACTGATGGGAGTGGTAAACTCAAGTCTAGATGAGCGTACACTGTGTGAACCAAGCCTGTATTGGTATCGAAATTTGGGCTTATTACAGAAATCTTACCATTGTTCGCAGACAATCCTGAACCAGCAAGTGATGAAGCCACGTCTGTCATGAATAGCCGTTTGTTCTCTCCTTGGTGGGATACCACAAACGAATCAGTCGACGTATCTGGTACGACCTTAGACAACCCAGACAGAGCTGTTGGTTCAATTTGGTTATACGAGACGAACTTGATCTCCCGAAAATTGGTGTCTAATAACGCTTTGCTGGATATGCCTACTGTATTATATTCACAGATTCTACCTGCAACTTGGCTAAACGCATTAGCTGGAAGTGTGATGTCGGTATTGCAATAGTTTCCAGGGATGTGATAGACGTAAGCTGGATCTCCTACATTGTGTGGACTTGCTATGGACTCAATATAGGTAGGAAAAAAGGAACCTCGTCTCACTGCTTCGCCCATAAGATGAGGGTATGCAACGTACAACGCAAGTAGTTGACAGAATTTTCCTTCGTTACAGTTTGATGGAACAACTGAAAAACAATTGTAGGTAGAGTTGTACCCATTGATGTACAATCCTTGACCAGGATACACTACGCTATCAGACGCATTATAGAACACAAAAGATGGCTCATTTTGCCCATTCATGCTGTTCAGGTCTGCGGCAGAAGCGGTAACTGGTTCGTCGTCTATGTACCACGAAGACGAGTCCAGATATAAGTTATCTATTTTGGTTTTGCCAAGTTGCCTGTATGCTGGGTTTTCCACGAATTCACCCTTCGGGTTTGACATCCTCCTTTGATGGTACTAGATATCCGGTTGCTAGAAGAGCTTCGAAATTCTTGAACTTTTCAGCTGTTTTACCAGATAGCAAAGATCCGCGTTTCAGCTGTTTGCCGCTAGCAATGAAGGACATATTAACAAGATATTTATTTGACATTGCCTCACCTCTTAGTGCCCCTCAATAGAGGGGCTTAAATTCCTAAGCAGCACCAGTATAGAATGCACCTAGATCGCTGTTTATGACACGCATGTCATAGCACTGGATACCCTGCACGAACTGCGCTAGGGTCATCTGATCAGGAACAACACGAACCGCGGTTTCAAGACCCGCTGTGCCCCCAGTATATGAGAATATGTACCCAGCGGAGTTTGTATACAGACCAGGGTTGGAAGCTACATAGCCAATCCAAATGTTCTTTCCAAACAACGCAGTCGGAGTAGCTGCTGTCTCTGTGGTGTACCCAACTGACTGGGGTACTATAATCTTCTCTAGACCTAGAATCTTTGCCATGGCATCTTCGTTCAGAACGCTCATGTTTGGTACCATCGTGTACCGGAACATGTTCTGAATCAATGGATGCTTCTGCAACTGTTTGAAGACATAGAGCGGTATGATCCCTACCTGGGGCATAAATCCAGTTTGATCAAATACTTGCAACTGCATCGCAACAACATCCTCGATAGGATTGGAGTTATCTCCGTCAGACCATGCAGGAAAATCACTAGTGGTAAACTTATTGCTCCAAGCATCCGCAGTAAAAAAGTTGTCAACGAACATGCTCTCACGATCTAGCAGAAGGTTACGAGCAACTACTTCAGCAGCTGCGCTAGTCATATCAAGAGGTTTGGTGGCAGTCTGCATGTCTTCGGGCAGCTGGAAGCCCACAGCATGATAATCACATTTGTACACGTTGTTATGATCAACATCCAGCCTAGTGACGTTCATCATAGTTCCTGGCTTCCACTTGCTAGCGTTGCTAGACATGAAAGTGTGTTTATCAAAAGTGAAATAGGTTCCACGAATAAGAGGTACCTCTATTCTAGGGAAGACCCTATCTGCTATAAAAGCAGTCTGATCCTGCAAATATGCAATGGTTGTATTAGTTAGAGGCGCATCCACTATGATGTTAGATATATCTGCGCCTTTTGTAATTGTCACTGGCATGCCAGTCTGCATGTCAGATATAGTTTGAGACATCATCAAAATTCACCAATTAAATATTTGTATATACTTTATGGGTAACAAAATCAACTAAACAAGTAGCCAAATCGCCCAATGCGGTACCTGAACTTTCTAGCACTACGCCATATGTTTCAGATCCGTCGGTCGTAATATTAGTTGATACTGAGGTTGGTGTGCTCCCATTTACCGCTGGTCCAATGGCGCTACCCAACGTTAATCCTCCAGTCGCTGCCATCACTTCAGTTACTCCGAAGATCCTGACTGCGGCGGTTTCGCCTTTTACTGGTTTATTCCTAAGAACGCCTACTCCAAAAACATGTGGCGTCTGGTGGCGTATAACTTCGCCCTGTGTAGAACTAAGTTCGACTACCTGGTACTGATAACTTGACAAATCCTCGCCTGCAATAAAAGTGAGGTCAAGTATTGGATAAACACTATGAGACATTTCATTCACCTGCCAGAGAGGTACTCCTGGTACAAAGCAGGATTCTCGTGCATGGCTTTCATGTATGCTTTTTCGTACGTAATTTTTTCACCAGACTTCTGGACTGAGTGCATGATTTCTGTAGCTTTAGCATGCAATCTTCCAGATGCACTTCCATCTGTCAACCTAGGATCAGATCTTACGCTAATTGTCTGGGTCAAAATGTTCTGCTTCAACACCGATTCCGAAGCTTTCAAGATCTTCAGAAGTGCTTTGTAGTTTTCGGGGTTCATAGAATCAAACGCATTCTTCAAAACAGCACCTAACTGATCCGAAGATACCCCAGGAATATGAGAAAACTCTGATGTGGCTTTTTCAACAAATTCTTTTGTAATAAGAGCATTCTTGGCAGTTCTTGCCTCCGTCTCTAGCACAGCGATCTTCTTCTGAAGATCAACTATTGCTTTTGAAACCTTTTTCCTTTTGTCCAAACAGCCTGGACACTCATGATCTACAAGTTCTTTTCACAATACTCACAATACTTGGCCTCTTCTTTTTCAGTCTCCTCAACTTCGGGTGCTTTTTCTTCCGCACCCATCATGGCTTCAGCTACCTGTTCTGCAGCGTCTGCAGCTGCAACAGCCTGTTCTGCAGCCTGCCCAGCCTCTTCAGCAGCCTCTCTAACCTCAGCCGCTGCTTCTGCTGCCGCAGAGGTGGACGCGTCTTTCATAGGTAGTTCTTCTCTTTCCATACACGAAGATTCTTTACATGTCTTTCTCATCTTTTCACCATTAGATTTATATATAACTCTTTTATTGTTCGCTGGAACATCGACAAGAGATACCTCATCTATTTCCAATTCGCTCAACTTTGTAACCACAAAAATCAGCTCTCGGAACGGATACCTTTTCCACCGATACTATATCCAGTAATTTTACCGCTTACTACATCATTCCATATATCGGGGTCAAAAACTTTCACCGTCATAACCCAAGATCCTTTTCGAACAGGTTCTTTACCATCGAGCCTAAAATCCATTGGAGCTAGATAGCTTTCTACCACAGAAGCCTTAGCTTTTTCTTTGTGTTGATGTCCTACTACCTGAGATTTCAGCATAAAACCTTCCATGGCTTTTCGAACATCTTCCTTTGTAATTTGGTCTCCTTGTGCATCTACTGTGTCAGGTTCCAGGACTACTCCTGTCACCCAGTGTAACAGATCATCGACCTTTTTTATCTTAGAGTAGAATGATTTATGAACCGAACCTTGGACTTCGGATACTCCTTCATCCACAGCTTCACTGTATGCACCGCCTGTGATTGAGTCTAGGAGAGCTTCAAACTCACCAACATGGACAATCTCTTCTCGAGCAACACGTTCTAGCGTTTCCTTAACTTCAGGATCTAGAACTTTATCAGCGTGCGCCATATACAATGCCGCAGCATCTTGCTCTGTAGATATATCCAACTGCAATGCACGAACTAGTGCGCTACCTTGAAGAACTTCGGGTTCTCCATCCGGAAATGGATCTGTAAACGATTTTTGCTGTTTCTCACCGCACATACTATAAGCAATCGCAAGTGCCTGGTCTCGTTTATAACCTTCATCTAAAAGGATTTTCACCTTCCTACTAACACAATCTGAGAGAGCATCTTTCACAGCCTCTCCTGTCTGAGCTGCTATAGCTGCTGCTTGCATGTACGCTTTCTGTTTTGCGTGTTTCCTTGATTCTTCATCCCCGGTTGTATATGTGTAGCAATGACCTGCTTCACCATACTTGTAACCTGGCTTTCCATCTTTGGTACATTCATGAACTGGAATACTAACCACCTGGTTCTTCACAGCCACTTCTTGAAATAGTTCAGCTGGCTCTTGGACTTCAGAACCTCTAGGTTCCACAATCTGGAGTGTTCTTGTTGTTTGAAACCACTCGATTTTCAACTTTCTTCTTTAATTCCTCAAATGTTATTGGAGGATAATTATCTATAATTCTATAATAATCACTTTTAATGATTTCATGATAGAATTTACCATTTATCGTATATCCTACTTCAAGCATTGTTTCAGATAGAAACTGGAATACATCAGCATCAACTGAATCGGTTATAGTTTTTATCATGAATCTACTCATAAAACTCATCTCAATTTTTTGTGAAATGTGACTTAAGTACCGAGACTGATTATAGGTCGGCGAGTTTTTCAAATATGATTTTATCTCGGTCTAGTATGTAGCGCACATTACGTCTCCATTCAGGTGGTAGAGTGCTTAAACTAACATCCTCTTGGTTTGGTGTTGAAGGTCTCTTCCCATTGATCGTCAGATTACGCGGGTACATTCAATATCACTATAAATGCAGACATCTCTGCACTTTCTCACTGTGAAAAAGTATTTATCATTTCATTTTAGAGCTAAACAATTGCCCCTCGTCTTCTTCACCCCGGGCAATTACGACCTGGGGCATTTTCTAAGACAACGTCTTGACCAGGCTTCCTGTAACGTAACCTCTCAGAAAGATCTCAGTTCAGCGTTCACATAGTTATGTACGGATAAAATCACTCCTCCTATAACATTGCGAGTCATGAGGTATGGAGGCTGAAATTGAAAACATGGACAGACCACACCTAGACTAGAATTTATATTATGTAAATTATACCTGTGGAGGTGACCACAAATTAACACATCCAGGTTGGAGGAATAGCGTGACCCTAGAGAATACGCTCTTCTAACATGACCCTGAGTTGAGGATTGACCATTGCCATGGTAGAGGAAGAAATTCCTGCCTTTGTGAGTGAACAACGCCTCATTCATCCCCATGTAATGCATGTCACTACGAAGTTTGCAGATTTCTGCACCAAAGTCTACTCCTCTCTCATACAGAAGACGGTCCTCATTGTTGCCAGAGATGAAAAAAGTTGGAAGCTCTGATGGGTACACCGCAGCAACAAAGTCTAAGAGTTGGTCCGGACTGGTGGTCACCCGTGTATGGCCACGTTGTGTTTGGACGCCGTCTATTAAGTCTCCAGTATGGAGGACTAGATCACAACCAGCTTCTGCAGCATACCTATAAAAAGTGTGTAACGCATCAATGTGTGCAAACCTGGAACCAAGATGTGTGTCTGATACAATTGCTATCTTAAAACTGAAGCGTATCACCTACTTAGAGAAAATATCTACACATCGACACCTCGGATGTGCGTGAGCCACCATCTCTCCATTGGAGTATGGGAGATTGATAGGTCTAACCTCGCCCTTGAGCTGGGAGCAGATGGGGCACATCGCCTCGTCTCCCGTGGCTAACCACGTTTTGTGCCCCATGCCAGCCGTGACTGCTCCAGCCATCTGGGCACTTCGCTGGCTGATGTGGATCTCCGTCCTGTAGATGGTTTTTAATCGGTCTATCGAAAATGAATAATTGTTCTTGTATTTCCTTGCAAACGCTGTCTCTCCAACACCGAAATCAGAAAGTAGGTCTGCATGTAACCGATTCTTGTCAGTCTCAGTCATCTCAGTTACAAATTGTAGACCGTGTTGGACGAAGTATGCTTCTGCATCAGGAAACCTGAGCTCTTTGACATACTCGTAGGACGGTCTATTCCCGGAAAGCCCAAACCGCAGATGGGCTTTTATATAGCCTGCAGTCCAGGCTTTGGCACCAATCTTGTCCCATACGAGCTTCCATAGTCGTTTGTTCTTCTCAGAAAACAAGAAGTCAAATGCGTGGTTGTGCCGCGCCCACCAAGATTCGTCTACCATAAAATCATACCTAATATTGCTAGCTTCGAAGTGACTTCCTCCCTACCCCAGGGCTTATGGACCCAGTAGGCTCTACCGCAAGTTTCTCTGCAAAAAAAGCTATGGGGCTGTCACGGTTGTAACTTCAACTTTAGTTTGATCTCTGCTATGTCGTTCTTCATACGAACCAGTTCGCCATCTTTGATATCTTTCCTAAGCTCTCTGACTTCTCCAACTATATCGGCGTGAGTATCATCGATTTTGCAGCCAAGACCATCGATTTTGCAGCCGAGATCAGCGTGCATGTCCTTGATAGCACCTAGGATATCCTTGAGTATCTCGATGCCGTCATCTAGCCTTGAAGCTGTTTCTCCTTTTCCTACCATCTTGTAGAAATCCGCAAAATTGCTTGTGCCATCAGAATATGTCCATGAGATCGAATCTACACGGATGACAGTGTTCTTGATATCG